CTGCTGTTCCTACTGCAGTTATAACATCTGATATTAATCCATACCAATGTGGGTGATACCTTCTAACAATACCCAAACCATCAGAATTTGTACCTGTCGAAAGATTCGGTGATACACCTTCATAGAAAGTTTGGAATATTGCCTGGTTTTCCCATTTTGTGAACCATTCGGACAATTGTGGTTTTGCAGCTTCATAAAGTTTGAATATCTTCTGTCGCTGTTCCGACATTTGCCCTGACCGTTTCATAACGGCTTTCCTGAATTGGTTAACGAATGTACGAAGCCACTTCATTGATTGGTCTTCACCTGTGCCTTTCAGAACTGTGTCACCGTATACCGGTGAACCTGAAAGTGCTGACAAAAATGGAATAAGCATATTATCACGACCTTCCTGGATGAACGATTTCATCATATTAATCGGTTGTCCTGAAGGTGTATATACTGTATTTCCGTTCTCTGCTGTGGAGATGTCCACATTACCTGAGAATTTTGCCCAAAAGGTGTTATACCAAGACTCTTTTGCTAATTGAGCATTAAGTATCTCTACATTCGCAATCCAAGTTTGCGAAGTTTCCATTTTTTAACTCCTTTGAGTTATTTGTTTATTGACTCATAAAGCCTTTGAAGTTCAGCAGATGTCATATTCGGGTCATTGAAAAGTTTGTGCATCTCACCCTGTGACAGGCTTTTAATGTTCACTAACTTTGCATTTTTTCCTGAGCCTTTAACATCTACCTTCGTTACTACCTTGCTTTTAGCATTGGCAATCTCTTCTCGGGCTTTCTTTTCTCCGGACATAGAGAAATGTTTTGCAACCATTTCAACCCCATATTTGTCAATCAGGGATTTATGAAATGACCGTTCTGTTAAACGACCATTTTCACTATAGTTACGAGCATTATCTTTAACTGTATCAAAGTCCTCATCACTTAAACCTATACCTAAATCCTTGTACTTCTTTTTCTGATCATTGATAAACACATCATTGTCCATCTCGTTGAATTTGCTGTCAATCGCTTCCTTTTGCAGCTTTTTTATCCAATCCTTTTCGATTGAATCAACAAGAAATCTCTGTTTAATATATTCATCTTCATTTAGGTCCGGGTCCATACCTGCAAGTTTTGCTCTTTCTGCTTCAAGACCCTTTTCAAGGTCTGTAGCACCCATTTGTTCAAGGATTTGCTCCGGGCTCATTTCTTCGGGCTTAACTGCGTTACGCAGACTTCCGAGTTCTTCTCCCTGCTTTCCTATCTTTTTGGTGGCATTTTGATGCATTTCGATGACTTCATCGATACTCTTTCCGGCATACATTGGGTCAATAGACTCATCCTGAACAGCAGGTTCTTGATTATCCTCGGCAGGTTGACCTTCTTCAGGTTCTGACTTTGGTTCTTCCTCTACTTTATCTGATTCATCCACTTTGAGATACACTTCGTCCTCTTTGACGACAATGCGACCCTCATCTTCCGTTTTATCAGAACTGTTATCTGAAATCTCAGCAGTTTCTAATTCTTTTACTTCTTCTGACATATTAACTCCTATTTAGTTTCCTTTTTAATAAATACGCATAGGACTCCTGCTTCATCTTTCGCACCTTCCCACCACCTTCATAACCGGGGACTCCTATGGACTTGAAAATCTTTTCTGACGGCTGACCAAACTTTTTGCCTAATCTTGATTGCTGTTCAGCATTTAATACAACTTCTCCTGGCGTAAGCATCGCAGGGACCGTATCTGTTGTTGGACCTTTAGGGACACTTCCACCTACTGCGTATTTTTTGGCCATACTGCCCATAAAACGCTTTCTTTTAATATCTTTTATAGATTTAACCACGCATTAACTCTTTGTTTGCTTTATTTAATGTTTTTCTTGAAAACGCTATCGTTTGCTGCCCTTTAACCTTCCCACCTTTGGCATATCCTTTTTTCTTTTTAGATTTTTTTGTAGCCTTTACTTTTTTAGACCTTACATATTTATCGGTTATTGTTTCTTTAACTTTTCCACCCTTTGCATATAACGATTCATCCGGTGGATTCCAGGGATATACACTTGAGTAGTCAACTCCACCTGGCATATTGGGAGCCTGTGTACCACCTTGAGCCCCACCCACAAAACCCATCCATCGGGGAATATATCCTTTTGGGAATAAATCTCCGGGGTAATTAGGTGTGTGTTCACCTGGTCCTGGGGCAGTTCCAAATGGAGAATCGGTGGACCTTCTTCTCATATCGGATGACCTTTTACCCATACCGGTTGTAGCCTTTGCAGGTCCACCCACAACACCACCTTTTTGATAATACTCTACCTTTCCACCTTTTTTGTATTTTTTCTTTTTCGATTTTGCGTAATGTTTATATAGCATATTATTTGCCTTTTCCTGACTTATTGACCTTTTCTTGTTCAATCCTCAATTTCTGCTCATCATTTATCATTCCTCTCTCAATCTTTTGGTTTTCGAGGTTAGCTTTAGTGCTTTCTAACTGTGCTGCTTCCTGCGATGCCTGTGCTTGTGATTGCATTGCTTGGTCAATATACTCAAGCATTTTTTCTACACCAACCACAGGTGCATTAGCAATTAAGGTCCTGATATCTACGAAAGATGGATTTATTTGAGATATAACATTTATCAATGCCAACATTTTTTCAAAGTTATCTTCTTTTTGTGTTACATTATCTGTTGCTTCTTCCATCTCTACAAACAGAGAAGGATTACTCACATCATTAATTGTTTGTCCTGCTACATTTAAATTAACTATAGTTTCGATAAATGCGTTATCAGGTGTTTTAAACTTCATTACCCTATTCTCTTCTGCATACACATAACCAAAATGGTCCATAAAATCTTTAGCAAGTGCCTTTCTCAATTTTTGTATATTTTTAAAGTATGGATTAACTGCTGCTGCTGCCCTTTCAACCTTTTGCTTAAAAAGGACCCCTGATTCCCCGGCCCTCTCAGCCTGACCTCTCATAGCCTGGTTTACCATAGATACTCTATCAGCATATAAAACTGAATTTTCTGTATTGTTAAAGATATCCGGAGGAATCTGTGCAGGTGGCATTTGCTGTGGAGGAACAGCAGGATTATTCAACTCATAGATTTGATTTGGCTGATTACCTTTTTCTCTGAGTCGCTTAATAGTATCTTTTTCCCTTTTGTCAATAAAAATACCACCTGACAGTATTTTTGTGACATAATCCCTTAGCTGAGATTTGCCCTTATTAACATCATCCTGAACATCCATTAGTAAGTCTATCAAAGATGTCGCTTCTGTAATTTGTGTACTTAAAGCATATGAAAAAACAGGGAACACATCGAAAGAAGGGATTGGGGTATCTAAATCCTTCTCCATCACTATCAGATTAGCGAAATAAGGAATCATTGTAGTGACCCTTATTTGGTCCTGTTCGTAGTCTGCAATAATCTGTAGGCTTGGATTTTCTTTTTTTAACTTCCTATATTCCTCGAGTGGCATAGAAAAATACTGCTCTCCATCAAAGAACCGTACCATTTTTCTTGACACCCTTTCTTGCATTTCAAGGACCTTATACCTGTCATTCTCTTTATCGTAATGCTCAGATGCCCCCTGAGTATAATCACTATCCCTGAATCTTTTGATATACTCACTCAGCATATTCCACCAACCCAACTTCTCTTCTGTTTTCTTTAATTCATTGTATGGTATCTCATATTTATCCTGTAAAACATCTAAAGTTTCCCACCCCTCTTTAATGATCCATCTGCAATTTTTAAGTTCAATATCACTTGTTTTAGTTTCCGGGTCCGGATATATCCTCATTGGGTTTAATACTTCGTATTTAAATTCCAAGTATCCTTCTTCATCCATCTCAAAACTTCTTTGTATCCAACCCCCCATTTTTAAAATCATTCCGTCAAGGAAAGCCAATTGTATTTTTTCTTCAATATTTTGTTCATCGTTCAACATATTCCATCTTCCCTGAACGATATCTATAATCTCTGCACTTTGCACCCCATTGGGCTTAAAGGCTGCTCTTCTTCTATTCAACTGTTCATTGCCCTGCAAGGTAGACAGAATAGGCATCAAGATGTTATATTTCAGTACAGGCTTACTGTGTTTTTTTGCCGTATCTTCATCCGTTTTTTCCCAAGAGTCATTATTGACATATCTCATTGCTTTTTCAGAATCATCACGAGCATTCTGAAAGGAATTCTGTGCATATCTGTAGCATTTTAAAATCTTGTCTGCTTTTCGGTCAACTGCCCCACCATTACCACCTGCACCTTCTGACTTATTACCCTCATCTGCAAGAGTCCAGGATTGGGATTGATACCAACTTTGTGATGATGCCATTATGCCCCCATCCAAGAACTATTGCCTGAGTGCTTATATTTTTGGTCTGCCAACCAATCTCTCCAACCTTTTTTATTACCTTTCTTCTCAGACATTGCTGCCGGTAAGATTTTCATCGCACCATAACGCAACGCATCATAGGCGTGGTCCTCAGATTTTGTATCGACATCTTCCGGGTCAACATCAGATGCCGGAACATTTGGAATCGTATCAATGCAGTAATTACAGTTATCAGTAAACATAATTCTCGGGACCCCTTTTGTCGGGACCTCTAATCCATCATAAACCACTTTAGCACCTGACTTCCTATCATTATTCCCTTTGCTTAAATAAATTCCATAATCTGCATAAAATCCTTGTGGAGAGAATGGCACACCATCTTTTTCCGTATGCTTTGTCCAATAAGCAGGGTCTGCTATCTCATCTGCAAAATCACCCTGTTTTAATTTATATTTTTTATAAGTATATCTATTAACTGCTTCTGCTTGTTTAGTCGATGCCAAACCTGTTTCAGCTATCTCATCAAAAATAATAATATTCTCATCACGATCTACTGCAGCAAATAAACAAACAAAAGGATTTTTTGTTCCATAGTCATAGAATCTGTATAAAGTGTGAGTATCTTTATCAAAATCTTTTCCGTATCTAAAGTCTTTTTCTGAGATAATGTGATGCATTATACTCCAATTATCGAAGAACATACCTGCAAACACATCCCACGAACCGTGCAGCCACATAGCCTTCAATGTGGAGTTTAAATTTTTAAGTTGCCTGACATATTTTTTATCATTTTCGATAAGAGTAGGATTATCAAATACCGTAGCAGGGATATACTGATAAGTTATTCCCTCTTTGTCCTTGTAGGGTTTTCCTGGCTTTTCAGGATGATAGACAATATCAAATTCTTTGTTATAAACCTTTTCCTTAGAAGCAATTGGCTTACATTTTTCTACGAACATTCTTTTTAGCCACAAATGGCCTATGTTCCCAGGATTAGATGTCAGGCATATTTGTGGACTTAATTCGGGATTATCAGTTCTTACTGATGTGGATATCTCACGGACCCAATCTTCCGGAAACTGATTTGCTTCATCAATTCCAATAAAATTATAATTACCACCGATGTAGTTGTCTTTTGCTTTACTGTCCTGAAGATGGACAAGATATACCTTAGCACCTGATGGAAATAAATAGCATTTGTTTCTTTCCTGCCATCTTGCACCGTACAAACGATACAATTTATCACATTCAGGCTTTAAATTTCTTTCTAATTGTGGATAGGTCCTACGGATTAAAAGAGCAATGTAATCAGGATAATCGATTGATATCTTCCTGACAATGATTTCAACATCCTTACCTTCTTCTCTTAACTTGGATGTTTCCTTCTCATTTAGGATTTTGCCCCCATAGTGGTACTCCCATACTCTTGGGGTAAGTGCAGCCTTCCAGGCAAGTGTGAATGACTTACCACCACCTCTTGCTCCTCCATAAAATATCCAATCAGCAGTAGATTTTAAGAAATCTGTCTGCCTTCCTGGATGTGGCGTATAGGCTGATATTATCACAATAATTGTTTCTAATTATAAATAACCCCCAATTATTGCTTGTAAATGTATATTTATTCTTTCATAAGATTCAAGTATTCTTCGTTTTTATTTATTTTTATAGCAGTTACGAGTTGTGGATAGTTAAGGTATTCGGGATATTTATCCCTTTTATCTTGATATTGAAGGTTATCATAATCATCAAAATACCTTCTTACTTTTACAGGAAATGATATTGTTGTTTTTGCGTGGACATCTCCTTTTGAACATTTACAGGCAAAATTACGAATATGGTAAACGGTATTGTATATATCCGTATCAGGAGAAACCAAGTAAGGAACATAGCCGGTTCCCCCACAAGGATAACATTCCTCTGCGTTAGGGTCAGAATAAGTATTACGATTTTTATTAACTTCCTGCTTTAGAATATTCATTCTTGCTATAGACGGAAATCTGTCATCATAATTTATCGCTTTATCTACGATATCCTGCAACACCCATTCCGATAGGTTATCTGCCCAATCCTTGTACAGGTCCAATCTTTTTTGCATTGAATGCCCTACAAGAGGTTTGCCGAAAGCAACAAACATTTGTTTTAGTATTTCTCCCTTACCCATCAGAACGGCAAGTCGTCTTCGTTTTCATCACCCGGATCATTAGGACCTTTTGCTTTAGTGTCTTTATGAGCAAAACCTGCACCTAAAGGATGTTTTTCAATCTCAATCTTTTCTTCAAATCGCAAGTTATAATAAAATTTATTATCATTTGATTCTTCGTTTTCCCAGGCTGCAATTTTATACACCTTCCCCTCAAATGTACAGGTTCCTGTCAATGTGGGCTGTGTGTCTTTGGTTTTGTACTGATTCATAAATAATGAACCTCTTTTTTCTTTTGGTTTAAAATCACTCATTTATTCTCCTTTTGATTTTCGATATTCTCTTGCTTTTTGCATAGGTGTCTTCTCATCCGGGTTCCATCCTTGTCCTTCATTAACCCACCACCCATTGCCGTTTTTTTTGAATAATTCATCTCTATCCTTGATGTAGTTAGGGTCGGACAAACAAGTATATTTTCCACCTTTGTATGGGAACGGTACCCAATCCTTCCAATCAAGACCCATTCCGGTCCGAAAACTTAAACAACACAATTAACAGAATCAAACCACCTAATCCTAAAAATAATGTCCCTAACCCTAAAATAAACATATTTGCAACCCAATTTGCTATTTCAATCATTCAAATAACCTCAATTGTTTCTGTTCATTATTTTTTGCTAGATTATAAATATGCCATTTTTCAATAGGTACATCATAAAAATACTCACCTTCCGGTACTGATTTATTTGGAACCTCTATTTGGTTATATTGTTTAATAACTTCTGATGTGCAAAACATTACTTTATCAAAATCTCTATTAACTACTGCATATACTATACTATGCTTTAAAAACTTTTCCTTTCTTGATGGTATATGTACAGTTTTAAAAGGAAAATTATCTATCCATATCTCTCGCCTTTCAACTTCATAACGAGGAACTATAATATCTATTCCATATTTATCAGGATTTTCCATAGCATCTAATCCTTTTGATTTTAGAAAATTAATTACTAAATCTTTTGCAGGTTTATCATTAACAGTATAACTATCTTTGCTAAATTCTTTGTATATCATCTCCTACAACTCCGTCTTAACTTTTTACTCATCATCTACGGGAATATAATCCTCATCATATTTCTTTAAATCTTCTTCTCTTGTTATGGAAATAGAAGAATACCTGTCGTCATTTTTATTACAAGTGTGATTCTCACAAATAATTACTTCAATATCTTCACCCGGTTTCCATTTTAACTCGCTTAGTATCTCTTTAGGTAAATTAAGTGACTCTACCTCAGTAATAACAAAGCCTGTTTTCTTAAATAGTGTTGCCATTATTCAATCTCCTTTTGTCTTCTAAAGTTAACATAGCTGCCTTCAAAGAAAAACTTCATCTCCGGCATCTTCCTTCCGTAATTCACGGTCTGTTCGTGCATATTCTCTATATAAGGCTTCCAAATCTCTAAGTCCAGGTGATCTAATGCTGCTATTAATAACTTCCTCTGTGGAAGGGTGGGACTCTGACCCATTAAGTTTTCTTCACCTACAAACCATTTGTACAAAGTAACCATATCAGATTCTACATCAACTCCGTTTTTCTTTTTACTTGGTTTTTCTTTATCTTTTGTTTTTAGTTTTATATTAGTATTTATATTTATCTTTATCTTTAAGTCCTTGAGTAGTCCATCGATGGTCCTTGGTAGGTCCTTGTTGAACTCGCTAAGCCCCTTACTAGCCCCATCGTAGGACCTTAGTAGGACCTTGTTTAGACGAGAAATTGCACTTTTATGTACCCTGTTGTTCTCATTTAATTCGTTACCATATTGGAATTCTAAGAACTTTGGGATAAACCATTTGTCATTATCTATTACAATTATGCGATGCCTAAATATTTTAAGTAAGACCTCTTTTTCAAATTCTGCACCTATTATGTAACCTGCCATTCTAATGTTTACATCCCATATCCCTGCGTGGTCACACTTCTTTGTAATATATTCCCAAAATAACTTGTCCTTTAACTCTAACTCCTGGAACCACTCCTTGTCATATAAACCTGTATCAGTAAATCTCTTAGCCAACTTTATTCTCCCTATTCGCCTTGTTACGGTTTAACCACTCTAATACATCTTCCCACTCATACCTGATGGTCCTACTGTAATTAACTGCCGTAGGTAAACCCTGTTGCCTCCATAAATAGATCGCTTGGCGTGTTACTCCTAATCTCTCAGATAACTGCGTGGTCGATAATAAACTATTCTTCATCACTACCACCTGGAACACTTATATCCTCTGACTTTGTGAGAATCTCGTAAATAGCGTATAAAGCCTTTGTTGCACTTATATTCTTGAATTTACTCTGCCACTCAGAAAGAATAGACATTACCTTAGATTCCCTCTTCTGATGGTGCTCTGACACCCTCTGTAAGGATTGTTGGTAAAGAGTGTTCATCCTTTCCATCTCCTTGTGGTGTCGCTTTTTGGTCATAAACATTAGAATACTCCTATATGATTTATCTAAATATATCATTATAAAGTAAATTATGTCAAGTAGAATATTTTACCGTATGATGTAAGCGTGGGTATATATTATATATTGGGGGGTGGGCTAATGGACAGGGGGGCACCCTCCCCGGCAGGAATTCCACGCCACCACCGAGGAGCAGCACACACGCAGCAGAGCAGCAGCCACACACGCCCGACCATATACAACTTAATATTAATTGTGTTGCATCCGATCCGGAGCCCTACAAAAAGCCTCAACCAATGGACAGCAACAAAAATAAAGCCCTTACCTCTCCTATACTACCGACCACAAACGCCACCCGATCCCCACTTACCCAGCACAACTTATATATTACTATTGACTATTATGTTTATTAATGTATATTAGGTCAACTAATTAAAGAGGTATACAATGAACATATATGAGATTAAACGCCTAACAAGTAAAACCGAGCCGTATTTCTTTAGCCGTAAAACTATGAAATTTTTCGGTCAGACCTTAAAAGATTTCAAGGTTAAAAAACAGAGTGACGGCAGGTATTTAATAACGGCACCTTGTTACAATTACAAAACAGGCTACCACATTACACAACGATATTTTAACCCTGTAAATAACAAGTTGGAGTTTTAAATGAGTCTTATAAAAATTTCTACTATGTCCGGTAAACTAAAAGGAATTCCGGCTATTAATACCAACACTCTCAGTAATGGATTCTGTACTAAATCAGCATCGAAAGGTAATAATATCTGTGCTGTGTGTTATTCTCGCTATATGTTGAGTACATACCGGGGAAACTGTGTTCCACCATTTGAGCATAATTCCCGGATCCTGTCTGGTGATATTATACCGGTTCAATATCTACCGGTATTTAATGCCGTTGCTGTAAGGTTCCACGGTCACGGTGAACTTATCAACGACACGCATTTAATAAACTTCTTCAATATATGTATAAAAAACCCTCGTGTAACTTTTACACTTTGGACAAAACGCACAAGTATAATTAAAAGCGTTTTAAATACCCATACAAAGCCCGATAATATTATTTTAATATTCAGTAATGCCAAGATAGACAAAGTAATTAAACCGGGCAAATTTTACAATAAAACTTTTAACAATGTCAGCACCTCAAAAAAGGCAATCAATTGTAATATGGATTGTATTGATTGTATGAAGTGCTATAATCCGACCGATAAAACTTCGGTCATAATTGAAAAGGTGAAATAGATGAGTCTAAAAACAACTGTAGAAATTCCGAGCCGTGAAATTATAATTGAGTCTATCGAAGGGCTATTAGTTAGAAAGATTCAAAACGGCACAGTACAAAATATCGGGCAAGAAATCCAATTCCTATCCGGTGCTATGCAATCGATACAAGCCATACTATCAAATGATGATGACGACAGCCTAAACGCAATGATCCCCCCGAGATGGTGGTTTAATGCTATCCGTTCCGAGTCGTTATATTGTCAGAGATTAAAAGCCGGTTCCATTAAAGGAAGCCCCTTACAGGCTGATTACGGCTGTAACTGTGATGTATGCTATAGCAAGTATACCCGAGAATGTAAAGAGTGTGGATACAACGAATTAAACCCCAATTGGAATGATTTGTGTGATGATTGTGGAGGTAATAATGAATAGTATTTTATTTATAATTGGTTTAATCGTTTTATTTGTTTTTCTGGATTGGTTAGGGTATAAACTCCGGGACAGAACACCAGATACAACGCACCACGATCACAGGCCATTTTCACATTATAGCATTTCGCACCAAGTACAACGGGACGAAAGAAGGAGAAGAGGTTACTAAAACGAATAAACCACATTGCTTTAACTGTACCCATTGGGCACAGACCAATGACAACGAATATGGGGATTGTGTTTGGTTTTATAATATAAATAAACCACCGAAGGCAATCCCTGAACATATTTTTATTAAGGGCTGCAGATATTTTAAAGATAAAAAGACCGAAGATTTAATTAAACATATCATCGAGGTTTTCGATGGTGAACTAATAAGATGAGGAGAAAACTAATGGATTTAGTACAAACTTGCGACCTGTGTATTTTACCAACATCAAGACCGGCAAAGGAATATTTGAATACATACAGTTTAAACTATGTACGGATTTGTAATAAATGTTTAAAGTCTAAAAAACACGGAGTTACGATAGTACCAACACCGGTAAACCCTATTTCGGGAACTGAATATGTTACAACGGAGGAAGACAATGAATAAACACTTGATTTCACGAATCCCGAATAACTTTATCACTCGATGGGTTGTTGGGTTTTTAAATAAACAGATGAAGCGATCAAATTCTAAATACCGGTTGCGTATTCGGTACAGAGTACCCAAGCGTAACATTCACTATGGCTTTGGTGGTGCATTAAGGCAATGCGATGCCAAGAAATTTTCAATCTATTCAAGGGAGGTGTAATATGAAAAAATACTACTTGATAACCAACGAAATTAGGGATGGCGAACAGGAGTATCACGATACAGGTATTTGGATGCTTAATGATGATCCAACTGAAAAAGAAATCTTAATAGAATCATTTTTTGGTCACGATGAAATAGAGCAAGTGTGGAATGGTTGGGAAGAGAAAGGTTATGATTATAGGATAGTTTCCGTCCATTCTATAAAAGAGATTGATCAAAAACACTTAGATATTTTAAAACTATACATATAGGAGATATAATATGAAACCAAGCGATAGACCAGGACTATTCATAACGCTGTGTGGATTGGCATATATTTTAGCACACCTAATTGTATATTGGTTGAAACTATGGGTTGGATAAGGCTACTGTATCTTTATGTAGCGTTGCCGAGTGTCATCATTTTTGTGATGGTTGTTTTATTAATAATGTTATACGCTTTCATAACTGAAGGCAGAGGAGAAAAATGAAATTTGTAGAACCGATTAAGGATGAACAGAAGATAGTTAATATGTATCATATCCTGAAGGATAATTTAGAAAGGGATGCATTAATGTTTAGGGTGGGATTAAACACAATGTTACGGATTAGTGATATATTGCGTTTAAAAAGGGGTAATTTCTTCGATAATGATGAATTGCGAGAGTACCTACGCATCAATGCAAAAAAACGCAACAGAAGGCTAAAGATACCCATTAATAGCGTATTAGGGAATGAGATCAAAGAGTATTGCGATATGCTACATTTAGATGATGATGATTATTTGTTCTTTTCTCTACGCAATCCCGACCATCCAATTGACCGGGTCCAAGCGTGGCGTATTTTTAATAAGGCTGCACTTGAGTGTGGAATCAAACACTTTGGTACCCATTCAATTCGTAAAACTGCAGCAGTTAGAGTTTACAACGAAACGAAGGACCTAGCATTGATTCAACAGATGTTAGGGCATCGGTCCCCAAGCACCACCATAAGATATTTAGGTCTTAATCAAGACTCAATGGATGAAGCCTTCCGAAAGTATGCTTTTTAGATGGGGGGCTCCCGGTCCATCCCTTTCATTCTGTTAGAAGGGTTAACTTTGTGGAGTAGCTGAGGTAGAAGGAAAGGTGGGTAGTGACGAACCGGGATTAGTATGTAGAGTGGGGTAATTCTTCCATTTTTTAGATACCTTACCTCTTGAAGTTAACCTTACATCATTGGGAACCCAAGTTTTTTTAAAGAAACTTACAGGGACCACTTTATTAACAAATATATCGTATTTCTCGTATAACCATTTTTGTTTGATTGGAAATGTA